GTGTAGCGGAATACAATGGTAAGTTGTCTGTTATAGATTTTAAGACATCATCTAAAGTTAAGAAGAGAGAGCATATACATGGTTATTTTATGCAGTGTTCAGCATATGCAGTTGCATTTGAAGAAATAACAAAAGTGCCTGTATCTAATTTAGTTATTATTATGACAGTTGCACACGAAGGTTGTGTTATATTTGAAGAAAAACGTGATGATTGGATTAATAAATTTATTGATTTAAGAGAAACATATCGCAAAAGTTACGGTTGTTAATTATTTCTAAATATGCGATAATATAATTATGATCGTATGAAGTCGATTGAAAGCTGTTTCGGACAGGGGTTCGATTCCCCTCACCTCCACCAATTAGGAAAGTTATGTACGAGTATAATTGTAAAATAGTAAAAGTAGTTGATGGTGATACAGTTGATGTTGATATTGATCTTGGTTTTGGAGTATGGATGAGAAATGAAAGAGTGCGTCTTTATGGTATAGATGCTCCTGAATCCAGAACAAGTGATAAAGAAGAAAAAAAATATGGTCTTGCTTCGAAAAAGTTTGTGCAAGATACTATGCCTTTGGATTCTACTCAAACACTTAGAACCATGAAAGATAGTGTTGGAAAGTACGGTAGAATCTTAGGTGTATTTGTATTACCTGATTATGATAATCAAAGGCTTGATGAAATGATGATAAAGAATCATCATGCGGTAGATTATCACGGTCAATCTAAAGATGATATAAAAGAACAACATTTGAAGAATAGAGAACATGTAGTTATACTCGAAGATGTATTAAATCCTAATTATATAAGATAAATGGGGGTGTCCTGGTTTCGACGGGGCAATGAATAGAAAGATGGACGATCCGGTAGGCGACGACCGTTAATCGAGCAACCGAAGTAAATGCAAACGACGAAGTCTTTGCCTTAGCAGCTTAATAGCTAAGTGGGGTTTTCCAGGTCTTCCTTATTACCCAAAGACCTGGGCCAACTTAGGAGAGATATGCGAGATAAAATTTGTCAGATTATTCATACAATGGCAATAAGTACAATAGCAACTAGTACTACCTTAATTATGTTGCGCACGTATGGAATACTTTAATATTAGGAGAGAATATGTATCAGAAAGTTTGTTTGACTATTAGTGCATTTTCAGTTTCTTGTGTAGCTATTAATACAAGTATCATTATGTTGAAAACTACTGGTATTCTATGACCAATTTAAATGATACTATTTTAATTACAAAAAGGTTTAGATCACCAACAGAATTCTCTCTCCACATTGAGGAAAGAGTTTCGAAGGAAAGAATTGGTTACATGGATGCTATTATAGATTATTGTTATCATAATAGTGTCGATATTGAAAATATAGGGAATTTAGTTACACCTTCACTTAAAGAAAAGATACAACTAGAGGCTGAAGATGCAAATATGATGAGACCAAAAGGAAAATTACCGGTATGATATGTATGGAAGCATTTGACGTTTATAAATCCTACTTAGCTCTTAAATTGCATTTTACTACTGATAAGTATGATGCCATTAAACAAAGAGGCAGAGTGCGAGCAACAAAACAATCTTTTTTCAAAAGAAATGATTTAATTAACATTAGAAAAATAGCAGAGAGCTATAGTGAAAAAGAAATTGTTGATTTCTTAGTTGCTAATTTTGTTTCTGGTGATAGATGGGGTGGTGTGTTTGATTCAGAAGCAAAACACAATTATCTCGATTGGAAAAAAAGAATGGAAGCTATGTCATATACATTTAAAAATGATATAGACAACCTTATGTTCTATTGTGAAAAAAATAATATTAATTTTGATAACTTGTTTTATTCTGATTCAAAACAGCCTATAATATTAAAAAGGTACTTGGGTAAACATATATCAATTGAAACGCTAGTGATTTTAAATCAGATAAATAACTACACTAATAGATTAGATAAAGCGTTATGCAATGATATAATATGGCCTGATGTTTCGAGAATTATTAAGAAATATCAACCCTTTTTAAATATAGATAAAGATAGATATGTCAGAACACTCAAAGAAAGACTTAGAACATAAAGTGTCTGAGTTGCAAAAAGATTTGGCTATTGCACAAGAGACAATACATTTGCTCAATGGCCAGATAAGAGACACTCAACGTGTGCTAACTAAAATGGCACACATTCAAAATGAGATGTCTCGAAGAATGGTTCAATGGCCTTTTGTTGCCGTTGATGCTAATCTTAAGTAACACTTGAAGTTTTTTTTATATTATGATACTATTAAAATATACTAACATACAATTTATACGGAGATATACATGGCTTTAGATTTTAGTGCTTTAAAAAAGAACCGTGGTAATTTTGATGACTTAATGCAAGAAGTTGAAAAGATTAACACACCCTCTACAGAAGGCAGACAAAAAGACGAGCGCTTCTGGCAACCTGAAGTAGATAAGTCTGGTAATGGTTATGCTGTTATTAGATTCCTTCCACCTCCTAAAGGCGAAGAGCTACCTTGGGCTCGTGTGTGGCATCATGCATTTCAAAGTCCTTCAACTGGCAAGTGGTATATAGAAAATTCTTTAACCACACTCAATAAACCAGATCCAGTTTCTGAATTAAATACAGAACTTTGGCATACTGGAGAAGAGAAAGATAAAGAGACAGCTCGTAGACAGAAACGTAAACTTACTTACATTTCTAATATTGTAGTTGTTAAAGATCCTTCTAATCCACAGAATGAAGGTAAACCATTTCTATACAAGTATGGTAAAAAAATCTTTGATAAAATTAAAGATGTTATGCAGCCTCAGTTTGAAGATGAGGATCCAGTAAATCCATTTGATTTTTGGAAGGGTGCTAACTTCAAGTTGAAGATTAGAAACGTTGAAGGCTATCGTAATTATGATAAGTCTGAGTTTGATTCAATAGCTAAGTTGTTAGATGATGATGAAGCGCTTGAAACTACTTGGAACAATCAGCACTCGTTAGTTGAGTTTACTGATCCTAAAAACTTTAAAAGTTATGAAGACCTTAAAAAGAAATTAGAGATGGTTTTAACTGCCTCTGGTGCTAGTTTAAGAAAGGCTGAAGACGTTGACTTAGATCGACCTAAACCTGTCTTAGCGCCTGTTTCTAAGCCCACACCAAAGGTTGAAGAGGATGTAGATGAATCGTTGAGTTATTTTGCTAAGTTAGCAAACGAAGATTAAGAAAGGGCCGAAAGGCCCTTTTTTTATGCAATTCCAAGATTAGAATGTCTTGATATTTCTCTTTCTAATGCACTTTCAGTATTTCTTGGTTTAGTTTTATTTGCTACTGTAGTATTATTATTTGCCACATTATTTGTATTATTATTAACAACAGTCAATGGTGTTCCATTTTGACTAGTAGTATTTAATACTTCAGTTTGAGTTTGTGAATCTTTGATAGTTTTAGAACTACTTCTTTGATTTACCATCACAGGAGAAGCAACGCCAACACCTTGATTGGTTATATTAGGATTTACTTGGTTCATTGTATCTTTTGCTACTTCTACTTTAGTACTATCACTACCTCTATCCAAATCATGTTTTAGTAAAGCAGCATCTGTTGCAATACTTGCAGCAGTTCCAAAACCAGGAAATAATCCAGCTAATCCGGATGTTACTTCCATGCCTGCACCTTTTAAATCACCACCCATGGCTCTATCTACTCCAAAAGCTATTCCAGCGAGCAGTCCTAAACCAGGTATTTTTTTCAAAGCTGATTTTCCTAAAGATTTAGCTGATAACTTAGCTACGTCTTTGGCATCTGGTTTAAGAGGACCTGTAGCAGCTGCTTTCATGGATGATTGTTGAACCTGCGATCTAGCTTTTGAGGATGCTGGAATTACAATAGCACCAGGTTTGTTAACACGGGATTGTGGACCAGAAGAACTGGTTATAATACTCGATTTATTTGGTGGATTTAATTTACTAGTTTGTGATGTGAGAGGACCTGTAGTAGCTGCTCTTGCACTTGGACTAGATTTAGAATTAGGATTTATATTAGGTGTTGTTGTAGGTAATTTAAGTCCTAACATTTTAGCTAAGCCACTTGTTAATCCTTTTAAAACAGCTACAATGCCAGATAAACCAGCTACGACACCAACAGTAATAAGTTTTCCTAATCCTTTAAATGCTCCTTTTATAGCCTGTCCTGCAACAACTGGAAATTTTGATAAAAGACTAGTTATACTTTTAAATAATAATGTTATTCCTAAAGCAGATAATATCCCTTTTATTAATTTGGAAAGAAAACCTCCTTTTTTATCTTCTTTACTATCATCCATAATCTCACGCATTCTATCGATATTTTCTTGGATAGCTTGCAATAAAACAAATGATTTTTTTGAAGTTTTAGAAATTTCAGTTAGAATTTTTGTAGGATCTGTTCTAAAGGCGGATTTAAATTTATCTACAGTATCTTGACGCGATTCTTTTGAAGGAACCATAGATTTAAGTATATTGGTGAGTGATTCTTTAAATTTATCCATTGTGATGTTTTTGATTTTGAGCTACAATTTTTTCCCGTTCTTCTTTTTCTTTTAGGTATTGAATTAACAATCCAACATAAACTTCTCTTTCCCATGGTATCATATTTTCTAATTCTCCTAATGAATATTTGTGATGCTGCATTAATTGAAAATTTAATTGATAGTATTCAATTAGGTCGTTATGAGAAAGAGTTATATAAAAAAATGCTCAATACCCTCCAATCTTATTTTATTAATATTACCACAATCAGCTTTTTTACATGTTACTTCATCATCATATGTTACTTTAGGTAAATTCACAAAAAATTCTTCAATATTACTAAATTGTTTTTTTGTTAGACTTAATATAAAAGTATTTAGTTCTTCAGATGTAAATTTATTATGAATTTTATCGCCCTCATGTATTTCATCTACACATTTCCCAATAACTTCAAATACTTTTTCCGTATCTATATTTTCATATATTCCCATCATTTCATCAAAGTTAGGATATCGTAATTTAGCTTTTAAATTATCGCCCAAATCAATTATATTAGAATTAATTTTACTTTCGTTTTCTATTTTTATTTTGCTAAGATCAACAAATGCTTTTATTTTTTCATCACAAACACATGTGATATTTACATCAACTAATTCACCTATAGATTTTGCTCTTAGATTTAAAAATAAATATTCAACGTCATAATTAGGCAACTTATCAACATCTAATTTGTTAAAAGTACAAACATCAATTAAATCTTTGACGGTTTTTACAATATTCTTAGCACCAGTTTTTTCTAAGCTAAGTAATATCTTATGTTCTTTAACTAAAAAAGGTCTAAACTTTATTGTTTGTTTTGTAGATGGTAATATCAGTTCAAATGTTGGCGTTTCTAAAACAGGTAATGCCATATTATATCTCCATTATTATGGTCCAAAGAATGTTGTTACTCCTGCGTTGGTTTCAGTTCTTGTTATAACAGTTTCACCTACTACATGTTGAGTAACTTGTTCTCCTCTGGGTAAAAGTGATTGAGTATTCGAATTTTCATTCACAAAAATCCATTTTCTATATGAAAACAATACTATTAATCTATGTGTTTGATTTTGAGCTCCCATATTCAGTTCCATTTGATTTTGACTTCTTGGGAATGCATCTATTAGTTTTACACCATATGTTCTTTTATTAAATTCGTCTAATTGGTAAATTTCAATATCTACCGCATATTGATCTTGAAATGCAACATTAAATGTATCTCTATTAATAATAAACCTGCCCCAATCTTCGAAGAATCTTTTTACTGTCATAGCTCTATCTACGTGAAAGGTCATTGGTAAACCATCGCCACCATAATCTGAAGTAACAGGTCTTTGATATGGTGTGCC